ACCCACAATGCGGTCTTTACACCGGATTGCATAAGAAGCACTTCTCTACGTTCCCTGGAACGGATGAGAATTAAGGAGCAGATTCCTAACTGTCCATTGACTGGGCCAGCTAATCTGGCTCAAGAAAACTCAACCCCTTCTACAAATGATCAAAGCATTCGCAGTAGCTGTTTCTGGTGTTCTCGCTGGTTCAGCTGCCTTGGCAGGCCCTTATGTGAACGTCGAAAATAACGCTGGTTATTCGGGCGGCGACTACTTAGGCGCAACTACAGATTTCCACGTTGGTTTTGAAGGCGGCCAAGACGTTTACAGCTATTACGTGCAGGGCGGTCCAGCTTATGTATCGCCCCAAGGCGATGATGGTGAGTTTGAACTGTCCGGCAAAATTGGTGGAAACGTCCAGGCAACAGAGCAGTTCGGCATTTATGGCGAGCTGAGCTTCATCACTGCAGACGAAGATCCTTCTGTTGGTTCTAAAGTTGGCGTAAAGTACAGCTTCTGAGCTATAACTGGTTCAGGTTTCTCACACAGACCGACAAAGGGCTCCCGCAAGGGGGCCTTTTGTTTTATCTGTCATCATCATGCAAAAGTTTTTCAATCTGGTTGGAGCCCTAGGGTTCTTGATGTCTGGAACGATGGTTGTTGGGTCGGTTGTGCTTTACACCCGCATTCCATCGCTGACGAAGTATTACATGAGCGAGCTAAAGCTTGAGTTGACCAAGGTGGTAACTCAGATGGTGCCAGCCAAACTTGATGATGTGATGCCTGAACTGCCATCAGCCACAGGCCCAGCAATCGAAACGCCTAAGTTGCCGTTCTGATTAGGTGCCTGAAATACCTGAGATTGGTGTGGGGCGTGTTTCCGTCCCAGAAATACCAACTTGGAGAAGCATCCAACCGCAAAGCATTCCATCTGAGCCACCAATCACTTTAATGCTGGGTTTTCCGGTTGCAGATGTGCCTGGCTGCGTTGAGACAAGAAATGCACAGCCCGGCAACCCAGATGCTTACACCACTGATCCGAAAGGCAACTTTACGGTTTGCGATGGGACGATGCCATCGTTTCCTGCTGCGCTGGACTTTACGCCTGGCACGTTGACTTATGGATCAACAAAGCCGCCAGCAGTAAATCCCAAGAAAAAACCGACTGGTAATAAGCAGTCGGCTGCGTCCCCTTCGCCAGCGGAGTCCCCACTCCCTGGCCTTTTAAATTTAAACCTAAAACTGCCATGCCCGCCACCAGATGCAATACCTATAGGAGCTAAAAACAAGCAACAGACTGCGGTTGTCACCGGTTATAAATTAATCAATGGAAAATGCGAAACACAATTCGACACGCTGGACGTCCCAACGATCATCAGCAATTATTTGCCGGGTGGCCCTGTCGTAATGACAACAGCAACAATTGCGGCAGTAGCGACAACATCAGCAATTTTTGCCAAACCGTTAGGCGATATTTTATTGAAAGCTGTCAAACCCATCGTCAAAAAGACGATAAAGAAGATTAAAGAGAAGCTTGGGAAGAAAGTTGTTGTTGAGTCGGCTTGGCAGCGTCGGAAGTTTCAGCGGTCTTTGAAAAAGTAGGTATTGAATGTGTGTGGGGCGGAAGGACTCCTGGCGGATTGACCAGGATTACATCAGAACAAATCTTGCTATAGGGCGACTTGGGATGAAACATCACGCCTTCTTTCATTAGATCCGAACATGTTTTTAACCGTGCCAGTTCGTAGTTGAGCCTTTTATCAGCAAGAGCAGCGTCCATAAGGGCTACTTGCCTTTCTGCTGCAGCTCGACAAGTACGGATATGACTGCGATCTAACGGAATTGAGATCTGTGCCGTTATGCCTCCATTGATGGAGAAATTAGTTTTCTGGCCTGTTCTGATTGGTTTTCTAAAAAGCACGCGGCCTGGATTGTCAGGTCTGCCATCTGGGACGGGATTGCCTTCTGGGTCAAACGCACCAGTGACATCAAGCGTGTCATAGACAGGCTCGTTGTAATAGCGTTCGTACGGATCAGACCAGCCAGTAGTTGAACTGAGGAAAGGATTGATGTGGAGCGTTGCGCCCTGGCATTGGACTCCGTTGATAACAGAAGCAAAAGTTTTACTTGGCACGACCTGCACAGCTTGGTTTGTGACGGAGCCACTGCTGTTTGCAACTGGAGCGGCGGTACTTGAAACCTGAGCGTTTACCGGACCAGCAAATAACAGCAGAGCTGCTAAAACACGCTTCATTGGGTAAACGTGCTGGTGGTCTCCGTAAGTGATTCGATGTCAGTCTCTCTATTTATTAACGTGTGATTCATAAGCCCTGGAGCGTTTAACGTTTCCACAAAGGAAAAAGCAGCGCCTTCGTTGACGATGTTCCAAGTTGGTCTTGATGCAGGATCAAGTCCGGTCCATTTGCTTGTAATACCGTTGAGCGTATTAGTGGTTGTAGTTAAGCTTTGTGGAGCGAGACCTGCAGAAGACTTTATGTTTGTGCCGCTTGCTGTGTATTCATAACCCGTACGATATTCGTAGGAATTAATGACTTCGTTGACCTTGGACGTTGTTCTTGTCGTACTGGAAAGCGTGCCTTGTTGAAAATTAGGAACGATTGGTATGGCTGACGCTGGGGCAGCCAAAAGCAACAGCAACAGTATTTTCATCTGATAGTTAGCTCCTGAATAACCTGTCCTATTGCAGTTGTACCAGCGCCACCAGCAGTAATTGCTAATGCACCATCAGTTGCAATTGTCCCGGCTAAAGTACCAGCAACTCCACCGGAAGTTGTAGTGTTACTGCCGAAAATAGGCATGGCTGGCACTACACCAGCAGTAACAGTTGTAGACAATACGGTTGGAACGTCATCACCCTCTATATACGACTCTGTATACGAGAAGCTGTCACCAGCAGTAGTAATACTGTAAGCACCAGGAGTGTACCCAACAGCGGTGCCGGAAGTAAGTGCCCCCAAAGTAGGAGCAGTACCCAGAGTGACGTTAGAGCCAGATACTGCCACTGAAGACGGTACGCGCGTTGAGATTGATCCTGCTCCATCAACAGTTAGCGAGATTGAGGATTTAATAGCGTGCGTAATGTCCGCCGACGCAGGACTTATCGCAAAAAACGTTAGACACGATACAAAAAGAAAACGTCTCATTTTGGCTTGGACGTAGAGGTCTGTTCCTTAATTGTAGGCTCTTCTTTTTTCTTTTTATTGTTGCCGACAGCTAGGCCAAACGACGCAGCAGTGCCAGAAAGAATGGAAGCTGGATAGGTGGGATCAAGCGATTGCTTGAACACGCCAAGGTAATTCGCTGTCAGGATTGCCATTGCCCAACCAAGCAACACAACCTTGATGACATCACCTAAACGTGAGTTGTCGTTTTCTTGCTCTTGCTTTGCCTGTTCTTCTGCCATGATGTGCGGTAATTAGGTCGAAAATGTGGTAGAGGTTTGGGCGGCTATAGCTGGGGCAAGCGTAGGGGCGGGTGCCCTCGCGGTTAAGAGTGCAAACCGCGAAAGCCTGCAAGGTCGTGATTCGTTAGTGCGCCTCACAAGTGCTGTAGACAATTTAAGCTCTCAGCTCGATCTGCTACGACGAGAACAGACCGCTCTTCATGCTGAGTTGTTTGGCAGACTTAGTGACGTTGAAAGAAGCGTGGCTCGCCTTGAAGGCATACAAGACAGGAACTAGACTTTCAGCACATACAACGCTCTCATGGTTTTACTACTAAAGCCAATTCTGTTCAGCTTTATTAAATCGAAGGCAGTAAAACAGCTGCTAATGGATTGTCTGATCAAGATTAGCAAGCAGACTGACAACCAGCTAGACGATGTGGCTTGCAAGTATGTTCAAGACCTGCTGTTCCCAGGGGATCGCGTTGAAAAGTAAATGTGGGTTTGGGTTGTAATCGTGGGTTTATTGTCACTCCTTCCGTTTTTTCAGTTTTTTAAAAAAGGCGATCCCCACCAGCTAGCTGCGATTGCGGAGCTGGAACGTGCCATGGACCAAGACCTGCTTGATGATGAAGCTGAATGGTTTGAGATGTGGAAAACCAGCGGCATTCATCAAGAGGTTTATGGCGTTCCGTATTACAACCAGCTAGATAGCCCTACTGGCTACGGATATAGGGAGTGCTTTGACTCTGCTGCTGCAATGGTCGTGGCGTTCCACCATGGCGTAAAAAGCCAAGACGCTTATCGCCAAATACGCCGTAAATTTGGTGACACGACTGAAGTCCATGCTCAGGTCTCTGCGCTGAAATCACTTGGCCTTGACGCTGAGTTTCGCAAAAACACAAGAGTTGAAGACATTGAGATTGAAATTGATGCTGGCAGGCCAATCATGGTTGGCTGGCTGCATAAAGGCTCTCTCTCCAAAGGCAATCCAGCAGTGTGCGATAGCGAAGGCTGTGGTCATTGGAGCGTAATCATTGGCTACGACAAAAACGATTTCATTGCCATGGATCCAATGGGCAAGCCAGATATGGATCATGGCGGCCATGACACCACAAAATCTGGTGAGCTGATCAGAATGTCACGTCCTGCCTTCTATCAACGTTGGTCTATAGAAGGAGAAGCAAGCGGCTGGGCTGTATTTGTGGATCGATGAACTGGGGATATATCAGTGCGTTTTGGACGACAGTCGTGATGAACTGTGTTCAACCCGTGAATTGGCAGGCTTGTTTACCAGTGCAGGACTGGTTATTCCCCGCTATAGGTGATTACATACAATTTAAGAGTGAGGAGCCTTATGCCTCCGAAAAACGCGCCCTTAAACAATTTCGACTGGATGGTGGTCAAACAGAGCCTTGAAGAAGAATTAACGCTTGAACGAAGTATTAGGGAAATCGAAGACTGCGACAACGTTGATGTTTTGTCGCAGCTATGTGTTGCCATGGCACGTCAGCAATGGCACCAAGGCAAACTGCTTAAGCAGGCGGTTGGTCACATCGCCTTGCTGGATGCTGTCTTCTCTGGCGGAGAACAGAAGCTCTAAGAGCTTTTTCTAGCGTGGTCAGCTTTGGGTTTGATTCGTGCAATGTGTCTTGTACCCGTGCTTTCGCTGCATCAATGTTGTCCTGCGGTCTTGTAGTCCAATTTGGGTTAGTCATTTTCAGAAGAGTTCAGTAGCTCTGCTTCAATGTGGAATAAAGCTTTTAAGTGTCTTGCAGCATCTAAAGCCATATTTTTATCCCTGTAACTACAGGCGTCCTCCACAAAAGGGGTAAACAAACAAACCTGTCTAGGGTTTCTATAAAAAGCAGCCAGATACAAGGGATCATCCTGGTGCGTCTTTAGTAGATACCGCATGTCAAGATTCGGTTGCGCTTTGATCTGCAGCGGCTTTCTTACCGACTCGACCAGCTACACGGTTTTCTACTGAGGTTTTCCAAGTGGCCTTGTCTTTGTCTAACGCTTCTGTGTAAGTTGTAGTTCCGCAATCTTCTTCTATACGCTCGTACAAAACATCTCGAATCCACGCAGTAGCGCGAACCTCTTCTTTTTTAGCCAAAAACTGCAGCAATTCAGCTCGATGCGGGTCTAGCAATATCTGAAAGTAGGTTTTGTTGCCGTGCTGTAAAGCCATTAACTCTAGACTACTACAACTACACTACCACGTAGCTGGAGAATCGACCTTCTTTTTCCACGCATTTGTTTGAGCACGACGGGATTGGGCACGCTGCTTTGTGCAACCTGCCCTGACTTCCCTGGCACGTTCTAAGAACATGGCTGCTCTTTGCAAATCACCGGTAACTGCGGTTTGAATTGCTTTGTTTAAACGCTCCATCGCTATTTGTCTGCCGGTACGCGGCATCCATCGCCCCAGTTAGATGTGTGTAATACGTTAGCCCTGCAGGGCTTAAGCAGCACCATCCTTTGGTTGTGGAAAAAACGCGTGTCATCAATGGGTCTCCATCCAAGTTTTACCGATGCAAACCTCAGCTAATGCAGGGATGTCCCCCAACCACTTGGCTTCAGCCTCCTCCATCACCTGTTTTAGACAGGCGGCCCACTCTTCAGCAGCATCTTCACGCACCAGCAACAAAATTTCGTCATGTACTGCGGCTGCAATCCGCACTGTCTCTTCACCCGCCTGATGTACCAAGGGCCAAAGCTTGCCGAGGGCGCATTTAAGGATGGCCGCACCAGCTCCCTGGATTGGTGTGTTGCACCTCACAGTCAGCCGGTTCATATCTCCGATGAGATACCGCCGCATACCAGAAACCGGAATGCGGGTCTCAGCCCACTTATCCCCTTCAGTGTCTTGTGACTCCTTTGCCATTTCTTTTTGCCACTCAGCAATACCAGAAAAAGCACCCAGCCAGTCTTTACGAATCTCGGCAGCACGCTCAACTGTCATGGTGATACCTGAACCACCGGCATAGTTACGCAACCCTTTTGCACCGGAGCCGTAAAGCAAACCAAAGTTTGCAGACTTAGCTATCTGCCTGCTGCACCCAATAGTTTCGGCAGTAACAGTGTGAAGATCTTCACCACGCTGGAACGCAGAAATCATCCGTTCATCACCTGCAATAGCAGCCGCAAGTCTTAGCTCCATCTGACCAAAATCAGCGTCTACTAAGAGGTAGCCTTCCGGCGCTTCTACGCATCCACGAAACTGTGGATCACGAGGAATCTGCTGGTTGTTCGGCTTAATACAGGACATCCTCCCCGACTCCGCACCAAGCTGCATGTAGCTGGCACGTACAAAACCGTCACCGTCCATCTTTTCTTGAATGGAGTTGATCATTTGGCGACGCTTGTCTGCCCTTTTCCATTCCAGATAAATCTGAATAACCTCATGATCTGCGGCATAACTACGCAAAACTTGGCGCGACGCACTGGGTTTACCGTTTGCATCTTTGGGCGTCTCGTTCAAAAGATCCGTCAACTTCTCCAGTAATTGTTTTGGGCTGTTTAGATTGAATCCCTTGTACCTCTTAGTGTTATCTCGCAACTTGCCTTCATCCTTGGCGCGTAGATTAAAGCTGCCATCCTCATCTCTTGGCAGTTTTTTATCTTCAGGAAGGGCATGATCTAGTTGAAGAATAAAGTCTTTCTCTAAAGCTTTTATATCTACCTGATAGTCCTCTTTGCGTTGCTGCAGATTATCGGCGTTCCAGGGTAAACCGGTGCGCCACATTTGAGCCATTGCAGGAAGCGCATTACATTCCAAACGATAAGCTCCCCTAAGTCTGTCTCTGCCTATTTTGTGATCAAGTATCTCGTCTAACTGCATCAAAGAAACAACGTCATTAGCCGCATAGTCCAACTGTTCGTCAGATAAATCACCGCTCCAGTCAGATCTTTGCTGCTCCTTAGATAGTTCTGTGCCTAAATAACGTTTGACGACATGCGCGAGTCCGTGCTTCGGAAAAGGCATCCCGTTTGTGAGAAGTCGGCTGGCCAACATGGAGCAGCGCACCCACCCATGCGGATAGATGTCGTGCTCTTGCAACCACCCAAGATCGAATACAGCGTTATGGGCAAGCCAGTATC